CATTTTTGAAATTTTCAAAGCCAAAGCTTGGGACATGCAAAAGAATTCAACATCCTTCACTGATATGTGTTTTGACACACTCGATTTCTTTTTGAGTCGTGCTTATCACGCTATTAGTGCGGGTGATCCTTCTATCTTCTTTTACGGGAGTGAAGAGGAACATTCGTTTGAAACAGAGTATACTACTCTCATCTCATGTTTACCAGCTATTGAAGCTGACAGACTTGTTGATTTAAGTAAATACTCTTGTGACATTAAGGACGAAGCCGATTTTGATTTCCGTCTACAGCAACTCATCTCCAAAACAATTAAGATGCTTAAAGCTGAGACAGCCCCACCTAGAAAAGCGGTGTTGGCAGGTTATCTAGCGCGGTTGAGACAAGCAGCAGTTGCTTTAACATTAAGTCAGAAAAGTTCCTGTGTACGTGAGAAACCTTATGGTATGCTCGTGCATGGTGCATCATCAGTTGGAAAAACTATGGTGGTTAACATTTTGATGAAGACTGCTCTTGCTTCAAATGGATTTGCCAGTGACAAGGAATATGTGGTTACGATCAAAGATAATGAAAATTTTGATACTGATCAACAACCATATCACACTGGCTGGATCTTTGATGATTATGGGAATACCCGAGCTGAACATTACTCGGAAGCACCCACCCGACTAATCATCGACGTATTGAACAATATTCCACGTTCTTTGCGTAAGGCTGATATTGAATCTAAAGGAAATAAGATGATGAAGCCTAAAGTCGTTGGAGTTACGACTAACATTAAAAATCTCCACTCTGATAAATTTTCAGTTGAACCTGTGTCTATTTTGCGACGCTTCGAGTTAATTCTTGATGTGCATGTAAAACCAGAGTACACCGATCCCAATACAGGCGGTATTGATGGTACTAAGATGCAAGGTTGGTGTCCCGATGCTTGGGACATCGATGTTCAGCGTGTGAAAATTATTCGGAAAACCAAGGAAAATGGTTTAATGCAAGACAAGTATCATTTTGAGACAATTTTATCTCAGGTTGGTATTCAGGAAGTTCGTGAATATGTCAAAACGCAATCAAACGTTCATTTTACGCATCAGAAGCGATTTGTGGAAGCAGTCGAAGAAATGTATGAAATGAAATTTTGTTTGCATGGCGATCCACAAATGGAATGTCGTCAATGCATGCGCGTCATCGCGCCTGCGGCTCTCACTGAGTGTGATACCGCAAATGGATGCGCTTTCCATGAAGGAGTTGGATTAGGTAGAGAGGTACAAGCCGAAATATCTGATGAATGCTCCGAAATGGGAAATTCTGAAATTACGCGCGGAGGTGATTGGACTCACGAACATGATTTACCACCTCCTGATGATGCAAGTGCATACGAAGCAGTAGAGGAAGTTTCTGTATTCACTGCAGTTGATCGTGAACTTGTTGACGGTAGGTTGAAAACCCACCTTAAATATGTTACTCGCGAACAAGTGCCAGAGTCTACATTGACTCACGAAGCTCAACTTCGTTACAACCATTCCCTTAAACACCAGGGCGATTTCGATGAGCCTGAAGTAGATGTGATCCCCCAACGACACTCACTATTTAATTTCTTTAATAAGACTGAATCAGAGCATGATGCTTTGTGCCAGTTGGCTGAAGATGAAGATGGTGATTGGGAGAACCTCAACGATGCTAATAAGTACATTTGCGATGATGTTATGTCTGCCGCTATTGTTACTTGTGGTTGCGTTGGTTCTGTCTATCTACTTTGGCAGGCTATCAAATTGATGCGCGGTTTAAGCAAAGTGAATCCACAAGGATCTGCTGTGTCTGTACCCGTAACAATTGAATCCGACCGTCCTAACCCGTGGAAAGCTGTTCAACCTGTCAAGATTCCCAAATCTGAAGCGTCTGAAAACATTACTGTTGAAAGACTTTCGGCTTTGGTATCTCGATATATTGCACATGCTACATTCACGTATGTTGACTCATTTGGAGTCACGCATCGCGGATCTTGCGATGCCGTCCCTATGCGCGGAAACGTATGGGTGGTGCCAGCACACATGTTAAAGAGATCAAAGGAAATTATGATCCATGTTAAACGTGTTAATGATGGTACCGTTGGTTACAGGTTCTACCAAACCATTGACGAATCGTGTTGGGTCGAAATACCTAACGATTTAGCACTTGTACGATTAACAGCTGGTGGATCAGTCCCCGATTTGTGTAAATTCCTTGCAGAAGGTAACTTTGAATTGACTGATAAACTATTTTGTGATATTGTGCATCGTGCTGAGACATGTGAAGTCTCCAATGATACTGTTCTCATTGAATCTAAACAAACTTTTACCACTGATCAAGAGTTTGAAGGAGTGAGTTATAAATACCCACGTCCGACATTCGCTGGATTATGTTGTGCGACCCTTATCACGCGACAACGAAGACCATGTATTTTGGGTTTTCATGTTGCTGGTCGTACTGGTGAGAATTTTGGTGTAGCTTCTTTGATTACACATTGTGATGTTCTTAAAGGTTTATCTGAGCTTAACAGCAAGATGCCTTTGATTTCACATTCTCAAGGTGACATGCCTACGTGTAAATACGATATTGATTACACACCCACGGAAACCATCCACCCTAAACATTGCGTCAACTTTCTTACTGAAGACGCGGATGGTGATCTTCCAGCTGTGGACACATATGGTGCTCATGGTGGTGGAAGTGTGAAATTTCTATCGCAGATTCGGAAATCACCAATTTCCGATACCGTTACTGACGTTCTTGGTCTGCCTCGACTACATGGTGCTCCCCAAAAAGGACCATCTTATGTTCATTGGCAACGAGATCTTCAGGCTATGTCACACCCAAAAGGTGGGAAGATGAAACCCCACCTATTGAACAGAGCGTATAAAGATTTGCGCGAAATGTTCCGAGATTATCTCAACGAACACCCTGAGAAGAAGGAGTTGGTTCATCCATATGCTAAAGACGCTGTCTTGAGTGGTGTGGATGGAGTAGCTTCTGTTGATAAGGTCGATGTGAATACCTCCATGGGCTTTCCTATCAACAAGGCGAAGAAAAACTTCTTAGGTCCCGTCGACCGGAAAGTTGACGGTATTTCCGTCGTTTATGACTTCGAGGACCCGAAATATTGGGAAGAAGTCGAACGTATGGAACAAGAACTTGCGTCTGGAAGGCGCGTGCATGTCGTCTTTCGAGGAAACTTGAAAGATGAACCTGTGAAATTTGATAAGAACAAAATCCGTGTTTTCACCGGATGTGAGTTTGCTTTCACATGTTTGGTAAGGAAGTATTTCCTGCCAATTGTACGATTGATCCAGGATTCCGAAGGCCTCCTCGAATGTGCCGTAGGAATTAACGCGACAAGTCCTCAGTGGGACAAGTTCGTTAAACGTCTCACTAAACATGGTACTGAACGCATGATTGCAGGTGACTACAAGCAATATGACAAGAACATATCTATTCAAATGATGATGTATGCTTTTGAAATCTTGATTGATGTCGCTGAACAATGCGGTTACACCCAGG